GTCGTCTTGCTGTTCTTGGTACAATCCATAGTATTCCCACACCTCAAATCTATCTGTATCATTACCCTGTTTAATAACATCTTGAACATTGTCCCAGACGCCATCCTTCTCCCACAGCTCATTCAATGTTAGGTTATGGTTCTCAACTATATCGGCCTCATCTATACACTCAACCGATTGGTCAAAATATAGGTTATCAAGTCGCACTGGTTCCATCTCTGTCTCTCCACGTTCTTTATACTTCTTCCAAACAGCCGAACCGTAAATAGCTAAATCAAGTGATGTGTCGTTAAGTGTCTGATAAAAAGAATTAGTATCAAACCAATCTTTTACCTTCTTGCGTAACGCCCATGCCTGCCAATAATTAAGCTGTCCCTTGCCATAAGGCATAAAGTCCTTAGTGTCAGGGCTAATAAGCTTAGCGAAGTGTGGAATGCGTGTGGCTGAAATATTCCAGAAAATAGCGTTGTCATCACGTTCTAGATACTTGTCGTTTAAATAAAAATTTATTCTGCGTAATGTTTCACGCTGATTATACAATACAGGCTTGGCGTTCTTGCGACCCTCAATCAACTGAACTTCTCCATTGATTGCGTCATCCATTACCGCCCTAACTTTCATTGAGATATTCTCGTACATATTATTAAATTGAATTTATAGCATCTTGAATTGATAATCCGGTTGTACCAGCCTTTGCATTTGCGGCGTCCTGTGTAGATAATCCAGTCGTTTCTGCGTAAGTATTCATTGCTCCCTGTAAACTAACGCCAGTAGTACCATTCTCTACGTTTAAAGCATCTTGCATTGATAGTCCAGTAGTGCCAGCAATAGTATTAAGCTTGTCCTGAATTGATTTTTTATCGTCAATCGGGAATGAAGTGAAGTAAACAGCCACGTTGTGTCCGCCATCAGTTGAGTTCTTCCCCATGTACCAAGTATCAACTGGACTTCCTGTAATGTAATCAACACTCAAATAGTCAGCCTGAACAACATCTCCAATCTTAGCAAGTGTAGCATTTGTTGTTGTTGTGCTAGCTACTGTAATGAGAGCCCCAGCAGAACCACTTACACTCCAAGCTTGTACCGTTTGTGTTGTTCCAGTCGTTAATGAAATAGTATGAGCAGCAGAACCATCGTCCTTAAATTGGTTAAATGTATTTGAACCAGTAACAGTTATTGTTGCAGTAGATGTTCCACGAGAAAACCAAACATTGTTATATGTTTTTGTTCCACCAATAAAAGTTATTGCATTTGATGTTGCATCTGTAATTTTAATAGTTGATGTTCCAGCGCTAACAGTAGCAGAAGATGCAACATACCATGTATTTGTTCCACTACATGTTGTTAGCGTCCAAGTACCACTACCCATCGTAATTGTTCTAGCGCCAGTATTCGAACTAGAATTAAAAAAGGACATGGTTAAATTTTTGTTATTTGCATTTAAAGTGCCATATAAAACCTGAACTTGAGCTGTAGTAACTAAATTATCTTGAATAGTCAATGTCCCATCGGGAGCACTTAAAACCAACGCCTTAGCAAACGATTGTCCAGCTGTTGTCAGGGTATAGGACGCACGACCCTCAAAAGTATACGCCTGTGTTGAAGCTGTCAAAACCATTGTGTCAGAATCAACTAATGTCAAACTTCCGAATATAGAAGCAGCAGTTGAAGTTGTCCATACTGGATCATTTGCAACCGCACCCTCTCCGTCTCCAGCCCACGTAATATTACGACCTGCTCTTGGCATGTCTTGTGTAAGTACCTGGCCAGCAGCATCAAAAGAATTTGCATCAAATACTACATCATCTTGTGGTAGTGGCACTCTTCCAGCACCTCCACCACCATCAGTTGCTAAGAACCAATTACCAGCTGTTGACCAGTTGTCATCGCCGCTAGCTTTCATAAAATACATCGTATCAGATGTGGTAAATGTTATTCCGCTGTTTCCACCACAGTCACCTGAAAGACCAGTGATAGCAGATAAGTCCCAAGAACCAGCGCCCGCACCAGTTATGTCTTGGAAATCGGCATTAGTTATAGTTACAATTGCAGCATCTATTGTTATTGCAGAACCAATTGTTTTTGACTGAACAAGTATTCTGCTTGTGGAAGAATTACCATTTATTGTAAATGTTCCAGTGATAGTGACTGAATTAAAAAACTTAATATAATTTGTCTTAGCTGTTGTGCCAGTTTTTGTTAAATTAAAGAAAGTAAACTCGCCTTCTATTATGTTCGCTCCACCAGTAAATATTACTGACTTTCCATTTGCATCAAATATACCACTATCAAGATTAAGTGCATTGCTAGTTGAAGAAGCAGATATTGTTAAGTCATTAGATAAACTATATGTACAACCTCCAGTAAAAGAAAATCTGCATGGCTGTACTACCGAATTAGTATCTATTGTTATTGTACCACTAGCAGCATTAAATGTTATAACACCTGCATATGTTTGAGTAATTCCAGCAGTCCCTCCACTAAGATTCATGTTACCAGATATTGCCAACGCTGCAGTCCCAGCCCATGTTACTTTAGTAGCATCAGTTGCAGACGGTCCGTCCATGGTGAAGTCCTTGCAAGTTGCCGCAGCATCAACTGTTACAGTATATGCAGCCTCTTCCGAAGAGCTTAATGTATCAAAAACAACATCATCATCTGCTCCAGGTGCAGACCCATGTAATGATTCAGGACTATTACCAGAATTATTTGACCAATGTGCGGCATCAGACCAGTTGCCTGTACCACCAAACCAGTAAACGTTTGCCATATTTTATGTAAATGCTTTGTTAATTGAATTTGTAAACGGATTGTTAACCTTTGGTTTATATGAGTCCAGTCCGTATCTGATAGCGTCCATAGAATTACCAACTAATATTCCGTTAGCATAATAGTTATGAACACTTTTGATTGTCAAGTTGTAAACGTCTGCGTTTCCGCAACGCCTTCGCTTTACAATTGTTATGACAAAATCTTGATCTGTTGGGGAAATATGTTTCAAATTCCTTTTCACATACTTCACATTTCTTTGTAGCCATCTTTCTATTAACCCAAGTTTCTTGTCCGTGTCTTTTATGCCAACTAATTCCCTCTTTTGTAGAATGCCACTTCTTCGCAAGTTCTCCAATATCTTTAATATGAGCTGACATTTTTTCCTTAAAACCTTGTTTTCCCCACATGAGCGAAGCGTGTTCTGATAAGTGTTCTTTAATTGACTTAAGTTCAAGATTATCAATGTCATTATTCTGTCTATTGAGGTCTTTGTGGTGTACATGGAAACCTTTCGGTATTTCTCCTTTGTGATATACCCATACTTCTTGGTGCAACCTTTTACCTCCTCCGCTTTTACAATAGTATCTACCATCCCAGTTAAATCTTTTGCCGTTGAAAACGATTGTTTTTTGCATAGAGACAAATTAGTTTTATTATCTGTCTCTATTATATCACCATATCTCAAAGAGTCAATAGTTCTTTTGCCATTATTAGTATAAATTTTATGTCTTCCTGTGCCCCTTAGTTTATAACCATTAGAAAGCTCTATCTCATATATTCTAGCGTTCTCAGAATCAAGCCACGAAGCTTTTACCTTATGCATTCCATTGGAAGTTACAACCATTTCTCCAACCCTTATATTTTTTATTTTTTTCTTTTTTCCATTAGGTAGAGAAATAAGCGTATCACCCACTAAACAATGGTCAAACCCTACATCAGGCACGTTTATGATTCTTCCCTCTTTATCGGTCTGCCATAAGTAGTTACGGTACTCTTTTAATACGTTTAGACTACGCTTTGTAACCCTTATACGTTGATCTTGAACGTATTGTATGCCCTGCCTGACACTATCCTGCCCCTTATTACAAGGTAGGATGTTAATCCCGTAGCTCTTAATCTCGTCTATGCTCTTAGGTTCAGCACTATCAGCTATAACCAATGCCCTAGGTACGTTTGTTAGGATATCAGCAATCTGTTTATTGCTTAACCCTTTCTGAAAAGTTATCTCATCTAATATAAATCCGTCGTTGTATTTGTAAATTGCCACGATAGCAGTTGGGTCATTGCTATATCCGAAATCTAGTCCGTATCTCTCAAGCCTTGCCTCATGTGGTATCAAATCTATTATCTGCCAGTCTTTGTAAATTTTACCTTCTACCTCACCTAATTGGCCCAGTCCGTACACCTGCCACCAATTCTTATTGTTTTTGCGCTGTTCTATGGATCGTACAATATCAGGGCTTAACGCTTCATTGTCCTTATACGTCAGCGCAATAAACTCCACGTCATCACGTTTATCCTTTACGTCAGTATAGAACCAAAATTCCTGTACGGGATTCCAATCCAAGAAGATAAACTCCGATGTACGGACCTCTAGTTGGTCAAAAGTCTCATACGGTATATTATTGGCCTCGTTAATAAATAAACGCTCACGTCTAGGACCTCTTACCTTACCTGGCTGATCAGCCGAAAAGAACTCTATCTTGGAACCGTTCTCAAACGTATAAGTATATTCTGTCTTGTTCCAATTACCAGGCTTAAAATACTGGTGTGTCTCTAGTATCATCAAGAAGTCCCTCATAACACCACGCTTCAAGTGAGGGAAACTCTCTGAAACAACACTAGTTAGCGTTGGTGTTTTGTCCGTCTGTGCAAGGTGGATCAGGTATAAGACTATTGATACCGTCTTGCTCGCTGACGTTCCCCCCGACACTGCTCGTATCCGCTTGGACATCTTTGTTATCTTGGTTGTTGCTGTTGTCAGTGCGTACATAAGTTCCTAATATTGGTATTGGGTTATTACCGCTGGTAACATCCACACTATTGCCAAACTCTTTTTTCTTTTTTCTTTCTAAATACTTAAATGCAAAATCTGGATTATCAAGGCTCTTTACTACTGTCTGTCTAGCCTTTAAAACTGGCCTTTGCCTTAAACTGTCAAATCTCTCTTCATATTCAGGGAAGCTTTTAATCCAATTATAGTATGTCTGCCTTGTAATGTTAGCATAAAAGCATGCCTCACTTATACTGGCGTCTATTGCAAAAGCTTCTTCTAGCTTTTTTACAACCTCATCCGTCATTTTTACTGGATTTGTGACTTCTGCCATACTATTTTCTCTCCATTCTTTATTATATTTTCATTCCCTGTATAGTCTACATATCTTTGAACTATTACATCTATGTATTTAGGATCAAGTTCCATACCATAGCATATTCTACCAGTCTTTTCACAAGCTATTAAAGTGCTACCACTCCCCGTAAAGGGGTCTGTTACAATATCTTTTTCTTGTGTCATCACCAATATAGCTCTTGTTGGTAATGCCACTGGATAACACGCTAAATGATTGCTTAATTGCACATTGTTCACCACTATTTCCCAGTAATTACTTAACCACTTGCCAGTTTTTCTATTAAAATATGCTTTCTTATCATTTCTTAATATCCCCGCCATCTCTATTTCTTTTATAATTCCTCCTTCTTCATCATTACTTACTACCAAAATATCTTCATATTGCCTTGTCATCATCTCTTTACTCATTATCGGTAATGCGTGTTTTTTATTCCAAACTATTAACTCTAAAAACTTTAATCTAGTTTCCTTAATAATTCTGTAAAGTATTTCTATAAACTCCCACCTGCTTTTTTTGTTATATGATATGTTCCAAAATAGAAATCCATACAAGTATTTTTTCCATAAATCTACAACTTTTATATTAAAGTCTATGTATTCTTCACTTTTCAAATTATCCTCATAACTCTCATACATCTCTGCCCCCATATTGTAGGGTGGACTTGTAAACAATAATCTTGCATTGTTGCCATTCATCAATATTTCAACATCTTCAACCTTTGTGCTATCTCCACATAATACCCTATGATTACCTAATTCATACAAATCACCTAATTTACTAACAACTGGTGGATTTTCTGGTATAACATCATCTTTTTCATCAGGTTCAATAATCAAATCCTTATCAAATCCAGTTAAGTCAATAAGTTCTGGAGACAATCCCTTGAGTTCATTTATTACCAAGTCCATGTCCCATTCACTTTCATTTAACTTATTATCAGCTAATCTATAAGCATTTGCCTTATCTTTATCCAAATCAACTGTTATTGTTGGTACATCTTTTAACCCTAATAATTTTGCAGCTTCCCATCTTCCGTGACCTACTATAATAACACCTTCTTTATCAACAACAATCGGCTGGTTGAATCCAAATTCTTTAATACTAGCAGCAACCTGTTCTATTTGCTTTTTAGGATGCTTTTTAGCATTCTTATCGTATGGTTTTATTAAATTTATATCCATTTTATGAAATTACTCTCTCTTATAGTGGTCATCGTAACCAGAGAGATATTTACTTACTTTCCTCTTTTGTTTCTTTTGCTTCTTTTTCTTCGTTTGTCGTTAGCCCAGAGCGCTTCCCTAGCTCTTGGTTGATTATTAAAATGTTGCTCTTTATAGTCTCCATTCTCACTAACTCATCATACGCTAACGCCTTTAACTCTGTCTCTGATAGTTTAGTTAAGTCCATAGTCTTTTATTTTATTATCTAAATAATCTTTTACCTTAGAACACACACCCTTAAAGATACCTCTCTCACGTCTACGCAAGTCCTTTACCCACTTAGCCCCCCTTATATCAAGCATTTGCTCTCTAAACCACTCGGGGTTCTCATGAGCCGACCATAAGGATAGCTTATGATGTTCAGCACACAAACACACCCCGTTAGGCAACCACCACCTTAAGGATCTATTACGTCTACCTATAAAGTGATGACTATGTAGCTGTACTGCTCCCTTGGGCCTGCCGCAAACTTCACACTTATTTCCTGCGTCTTCCTTTACCCTCTGGCTCCACAGTGTGTCCATTCGCTTTATTTCTGCCTTCGTCATAGACTTCTTGTACCTTGGCATACCAACCATCTTTATTGGCGTCTATGCCATAGATTTTAAATGTCCCGTATTTGTTTTTAAATGCCATACCCATATCTAAATAAACTCTGTTCACCCACCTAGTTAAGATAATACACAAAGGTATATCTACGAGTTTAACCTCCCATTAGGCACCGCCTAACCAACCCTTAATCTATAAACAATCTCTATTAAATAAAAAGACCAGATTTTATTCTAAAAACCTGTTATTCTGGCTAAGATTTGTACGATTGTCATAGCCTCCTTTGATTACACTATAACTATAGCACATTTTAACCCCTTTGTATTGTGGATAACTGAAGCTCAATTTTTTGTATTCTTATTACCAACAGATCGGCAATTTTATATGCTCCATTTATAAACTTATCATTGCAAACAACAGCGTCAAACCCATATTTAATTATCGGCTCATAGAATCTTGGCTGATTCCACAGCGAAGAGTAACTGTCAGTATTACAATCCTTAAAGGATTCTATGTTTTTTAACAAAGACTTTATGCGTAGTCGTAGTAGTTTTCTTTCAGTAAACAATCTTTCCTTCCGTTCCCTATCATCTTGATTCGAAACTATAAAATATTTCACATTATTTCATCATACTATTAGTTATTCTATGTACTAACATTTCATCTTTAAATCCTGTCTGAACATGAACTGCCTCATGAACCATTGCATATTCAAATGATCTCAAATCTTTATTGGTTACTTCTATATATGGAACATCAAACCAATAAGTACATCCCGTAACAACATCCGTTGAATTACAGTTTTTAACTCCAAACTTATTACCAACATTATCTGTTACATTTATAGCAATGTCTTTACCAAAAGATGTTGAATATTTGTCTGCTATTAACTGATATTCTGGTGTAAAATTACCAGTTAATAGGATTGTTAGCGCAAGTGTTATTATGTATTTCATATTTCAATTCCAATTTCTTTAGCTCTTTGTTTAATCTCTCTAACACAATTATTATACCCAGCATCTAACATATAATCATTATCTCCTAATACGCCCATTAAGTGTTTTTCTTCTGGCAATAACTCCTTTACTATTTCAGAAGCAAATTGCCGGAGTAGTAATTCTGCATTTGCCCCATTGAAACCGCAACATAAACAACTTAAATCTGAAGTCGGGTATTTTGAGAAACGCTTTTCTATTAACTCATCTAGTGTCATGTTATTTTCTGTTAGTTATTATTGAGCGAGGCTTGAGACATATTTAATATTATTATTAAAATAAACTACTAAAATTGTTTCTAACAAACGCCTTCTCTTCTATTTCAATCCATAGAAACTCTGACTGTTTTTCCGTAAAGCCAAATTCAATTGCTTTATCAATAAATTCTTTTTTTCTTTTTTGTTTAATTTCATCTAGTGTCATATTATTTTTTGTTAGTTATTATTGAGCGAGGAGAGATGTTGACCTAGTAACACCAATTTTATTGATGAAAATCCATCCCTCACTCGCCCCACAATAACCAGCAAAGCTATTATCTAGTGGGAGAAAGTGTCTAAGCAAATGACACAAGTTCGTCTCCCACTAGCCTACAAGGGTA